GGCAGAATTTTGATTTGACTCATCGGCGCCAACTTCTCTTCAGAAATTGGTTGGCACAATTCTATCAAACCCCAATCGCGCAACAACTTGGCAATGGAGTTTCTTCTCATCAGATCATTTTCACTGAGCTCAGCAAGTTTGCCATCTAAGGCAAAAAGTTCTTTAAAGTGGGTGATAAAGTATCTGCCCTGCTTGTGCAAGATGTGGCAGGACTGATACAGGACTTTTTCTTTCTTGGATGCGACACCAATTCTAGATAGTGTCTCTCTCACCTTCAAAAAGTCATCGTCACTTTTTAACTTTACTTCCACTGGCGTATAATCTGGAAAATCAATAGCAAAAAAATCTTCACTCATTTTAAACGACCTTCAAAAAATTCTAATTATTATGAAGATTATTTATAATTTGCTGATTTTTTATCCACCCCTATTCAATAGTTTAGTAATCCTCTGAAGATCATCATCACTTAGTATCCTCAAAGCCTCAATTGCTTTTACATTGCTATATCCAAAGTACTCCTTGACGATCTCAATGTCATTTTCTTTCTCCGGTTTGATCCACTTGTTGAATCGTTTCTTCTTGCGTATGATACCACGGAGAAAATCATACTGCATCTTATAATCAATGTGCGGTCTTGCATTCATCTCATTCGCCGCATAGACCGTATCACTACCATGCGACAGAGACTTGTTCACAATGAAAGGACTATACTGTTTCTCAGACCAATCATCTACCATCAAATTTTCTTTGGTGTGAGTGATACTACCAGCAAAGTCAAACGGACTGATAGACTTTTGTTTGACTTGAAACTGTTCTACGTCTATATCTTGTTTAGGTTTTTCACCCAGCAGATCACCGAGACTCATGTTCTGTCTCCTTACAGTAAGCAGCTTTAAACTCTTGACCAGAGAAACCAGCCATAATAGCATGAGCAATCATAGCATCCTGACATTCTTGTTTCGTTTCAAAAGTACCTTCCAGAACATGAACGTCTACGGGTTCTCTGGATAACACTATGAATAATAACCAAATCATATATTTGTCTTACTGTAATCAAATGCGATTCGATGCAGTACTCTATCTTCCATAAAATCACACTCCCATCGTTTGTGGATGGTCAACCACTGTTCACTGATGACCACATCACCGTCTTGCCAATAGTGGTCATACCTGTACTGATCTTGTAACACATGTTCCTTAAGCATTGACATCGTTTCTTCAAACTGTATTTTATCCATCCCCACCATACCAAAAATTTGTAGGAACGGAAAGTACAAACCAGTAATACCATACTCGTTAGTATACACCAGATCAAATGGTCTGTCAGTGGCATGATGTTCTTTGAAGAATTGACTGTCGGAATAAGAACCAGACTTATATCCCAGAGTGATCTTTATTTTCCGTAGACGATTCTTTTCATCTCTTGGCAAATCTTCATATGCCCTTCTCATATCGATCCAACTGGTACAACTTCCCTCGGTACTTTTCTTCCCGTACAACCAGATCAAAGGGTCTCGTTCATAGTTACTTGCCTGATTGGCATGCCAGTCAAGAGCACTTGTATGTCCAAACAATCCTGGCTCGCCGTGTTGATCTTTCTGTCCGGTGACCCGCAGTATGTTTGGATGACAAGCAATATGTTTTGTTCTATCCGCATCGGTGTACTCTTGTACATTGCCGATCATCTTGCAAACCCTAACCTCTTCATCTGGGGTCAAGTTTTGATCTCGTATAACAACAACACCATATTGCAAAACTTCTTCAGCAATTGCTTCAGCGGCACCTTTGCCAATTGTGGATAGATCGCCGGATATCAACCTCATTTCATATCCACGTTTGCCATAATATCAACCAGACATGCGGTCAGATTGATTTCTTGGTCGGCAACAAACGCAGACTTGTACTGGTAGTCTGCAATCAATAGAACGAGATGCGGCACCTGTACAACTCTTTCCAAAAGAGTGTCATAAATTTTACGGTACAGGCCTTGCGGGTCCGTATCCACATTGTTAGAAACCCACTGCCGCATCTTCTTGAAGTCTTTGTCTTTGAGACTGTCACACAACCCCTTCATGTTGACTTCGGCAATGTTACTAAGGATACCCTCATCGATTGCACCAAACCTAGAGTACCTTTGAAGTTCGTTTAGTGTCCTACGATAGTCTGGAAAGTACTTCATCAAAAGTTCGGCGAGAACCTTTTCGGAGTATTCGATGTTTTCTTCACCCAAGATATTTGAGATGCGACTCATGAAGGCAGATGCCATCTGAGGTTTCTCATCTTTCTTGAGTTTGAATTCAACCACCGTTGTCCGACTGTGAAGTGGTTCGATGATTCGATTCTTGAAGTTACAGGTAAAAATGAATCGACAGTTTTTAGAAAACTCTTCGATAAAGGCACGCAAAGCTGGTTGCGTTGAGTTGGGGTTTAAATAGTCTGCCTCGTCTAGTATGACCACCTTGGTCTTACCACCGAAACTTACCGTACTTGCAAAGTCCCTAATCTTTGTTCTGAGAACATCAATGCCAGATTCATCTGATCCATTGATAATGATGTAGTCACATTCTAATTCATTACAAAGAGCACGAGCAACTGTGGTCTTACCAGTACCGGCAGTACCACAGAGCAACATGTTAGGAATTTCTTTCTGGTCAACAAAAGATTGAAATACTTCTTTCAGTCTACTCGGTAATACACACTCCGAGATAGTCTGCGGTCTGTACTTCTCCACCCAGAGAAATTCATTCATCATTATATCCTTTTTTCAAGCACCTCAATTTGTTGTTGTCGATTCTCTTCCCACTTCTGTTCGGTGCGATCACCTTTGGGGAAAAACTTGGCACTCTTGAGGTTTTCAAGTGCCACAACTCGACGAGCGCGTTGATTATTTTTACGCCATGCAGTAGCCATACTACTCCTCATCCAATTTTATCTTGAGTCCCAAGAGACTCTTCCAAATTAAGTTCTAGTTGATGCCCACCAACTTCACTTTCTTCCATGATATATGATGCCATTGTTGCGGGATCAGATACTTCATATGGGTCATCTTCATTGTTGTCGCAGATGCCAGCTTCAACAAACGACTTTTCAATAACGCCGTCATTCACCAGCAGGGCATATCTCCAAGACCGCATACCAAAACCAAGGTTATCTTTGTCAACCAACATGCCCAGTTCTTTAGTAAACTTACCAGAACCATCGGGGATCGGTTTTACACCTTTAATGTTTTGGTATCGGAACCATGCGTTCATCACAAAGGTATCATTGACGGAGACGCAATAGATTTCATCAATCCCCTTTGACTGAAAAAACGTATAGTTCTCTTCATAGCCTGGCAATTGATACGCAGAACATGTCGGGGTATAAGCCCCAGGCAATGAAAATAGAATGACTCTCTTGTCCTTAAACAAATCGGCAGAAAGTACATCCTCCCACTTGTAGGGATTTGGGTGACCCATAGAGTCCATGTTTGGACAACGGGTCCGAGTTTTGAATACGACTTCCTGTGGAAGTCTCTGACCTACTTCTAACATTTGAGACCTCTTACTGTGTTTTTGAACTTGGGTCCAATGCCAACCAGTATGTTCTTTCATCATTGGTAAACATAATTACTGGCGCAGTACCGACTGTGACAACGTAAGAGTCTGGGATAATCTTGAGCGACTCAATTGAGAGTCGTGCATCAAATTCCAAACTACTATCACCAAGAATGGTAGTGAAAGAATTACTCTTGGGAGTATTGGGATCACCAACAGAGAGTGATACCTGACTACCATCACCAATTACTCGCAGGAAGGGAGCAGAGATAGCAGACGCGGCACGATAGATTGTCTGAATGTTTTCTTTGGCAATCGGGAATTCGTACAGCGTTTCTACTTGAATCTCTTTGTCTGGTGCAGCTTTAATCACAGACGGTTCAGCGTAATAGAATTCAAACTTACCGGCATTGGTTTGTACGGTGACTGACTCATCACCAAACTCAAGGTCAGCATTCTCATCCATTGTCAACAAAGACAAAAACTGATTGAGATCGTAGATAGCAAACTCTTTGGGAAAACTTTCCGTAACCGTTGCACGGCACAGAATGTTCATAGAATTTGACACAGTAGCAAGAGTTTGCCCCTCACGAATCAGAAGATTCGTGTTGATAGAGGCAAAGTTCTTGAATGTATCAAGGGT